AAAATATATTCACCCTTTGACAATATATAATAAAATCTGCGTGATGGGTTTGTGTTACAGATATGACGAATAAATGGCGATGCGAAGAATGTATCGCCGAAATTACACGGGTTATAGAAACAAATACACAAAGAAGACATTATTATATTTTACATATCGTTGTGTTTATTACAAAATGGTATAAAACTAAAATATATAGATATTTCATAAAATGTCTTTGAACCACCACCACTTTTCCGCCGCTGCCGCCGCCGCCGCCGCCGCTGCTACCGCTCCCGATGCGAAGTTGACAATCAACATCAACGCATTCAACGGCAACACGACCAACTTTAACCGACAACCGCGTCCGTCTCCGAAATCAATGATTCGGTTTCCTTCTCAACCAAGAGATTTCCCAGCGGATATTACCGCGCGTCCGGGGCTAATTATGCCGATGTAAGTGTATTACTATGCGTATTTCAAGATACACGCGTAATAATAATAATAATAATAATAATAATAATAATAATAATAATAATTTAACAAAACCTACTGAAATCAAATCGGGGTCCATTTAAAATAGTAATCGGCAACCAAGGAAGAACCGTTGGATTACACATCTGTAATGAAAAGGGTCCTACCCCGAGTGTAGCACAGACACCGATGGCGAGCCGCGTTGAGAGAATGAACCGGCTAACTTCTCCTGTCAATTCTACTCTTGCGCCGGCATTAGAACGCCCGATTTCAAATGATGCGCCTGGAATTGGCCGTGTAAGCGAAAATGAAGCAGACCACGTATTTCCGATGCTTCTACTTGCCCCTAAAAGAGACGCCCACGCTCTATATCCAAAGTTGGCCGGCGAATCACACGGGCGAAACCACGCGGTTGCGCCAATTGATATATAGGTTTGAAGACCGACCGTACATCCTAATTCGCCGCCCAATCTAGCATCTGTACACGTACAAAAGTTAGGAAGACGGAAATTACGTGTTATGGGACCACAAATACTTAATGACGTAGGCAGTATGCCTACTCCAAAATCGCGGTATTCGGAGACATGGAAGGCGTCAAGATTAAGGACGGCATTTATGCCGGCCTCGGCATTTATGCCGGCCTCGGCATTGACACATCGCGAATTTTCCGCACATTTATACGACATGGGACACGAAAACCGAGCATCCATACATCTAACCGCACGATACAACGGAGAGCACGCGTATACAAGTCCGGCGCCGGTAGCATTACTCATACACGTCTGGCGGGGTGCGCAATAAATACCGTTTCCACAATCCTGCGCGATTGGCGCAGTAATCGCATTGACACCGCCGAATGTAAGCAGTAACGCACACGATAAAAATCCGATATTCATTGATTATACTATTATACTATTATACTATTTATATGAATAATCCATAATATACGAAAAACGACTTTAAGTCATCTTACTATATTATGTATATACCATCAAACGCGCCACAATGTCTTCCGCTTCCACCCCCGTAGAACCAGCTACCGCAGATGACGCCGCCCTCAAAAACATCAACTACAAGAATATGCTCCTCACTGGCAATTACGGACTGTTGAAGCCGGATATTGTCACCAATCCAAATATTGACGATATCCTTGAAAAAGAGAAAAACGCAAATAAGAGCGACCCCTGGAATAAATTGGATAAATCCGCCAAGGTCAGTAAACTCCGCGAATTCGCCACACAACACGGAAAGAAGGAAAACTACACCGAACAAGAAATCCTCGCCCTCTACCAGTTTCTTGTTTCCGCGTTAGAACAAAAGAAATTAATGCGCGCCAAGGATGTCGTATATGACAAATCTATCGGAGCCATAACAAGTATCCCGTGTCTCATTTATCACGCAGGGTTTAAGAAATTCACGCTCAAACGTTGCGAAAAGCGTCAGTCTACGATGAAATCTCTCGCACCTACGACTAGTATGTCGAAGAAGCGAAAGCTGGCTGCGGCGGCGGCTGCGGCGGCAACGTCGGTGGGAGAAGATGACGCCTAATGACGCCTCGTTCCCCTCCTCTGCCTATGCGTCCGCGTCCGCGTCTTTTTCACACTAATAATTCTTCGGTTTGATTTTTTACCAGGTTCGTCCCCCGCGGACCGTGAAACCTTAAAACTACAACGAGCTCCACAAATCGGCCGCAATAACTTACGCGTAATGGCGTCCTCGTGTTCCAATATAACATCCACCATATTTCTGTAAAAAAGCCTAAATTTTCCCCGGTTTTTCTTCAGTTCTGCGAATGTAAACCATTTTATTTCCGCCTTTTCAAGCAGTCCATTATGCGGGTTTTTTTTAGCGCCAGGTAGATACTTTTCAAAAAAACGGTAATTATTTTCGTAATATTCTTCTAGTTTTTCATCGTAGTTGGTTTTAAAAACAATGGTGGTGTATTCTTGAAACTTTAATTCTGCGATTTTGTGCCGTACCGCGACCTTTTTCAACGCAGACTGCGACCCAAGCAGCCCGTTGAGCTCCTCGCTCCCTTCTCGCGTAGCTACATCTAGTGGCGTCTCGTGTGGTTTTGAACCGCCGCCGAAATCCGCCCAACCCGGTGTATCATTAAGCTCATTCTCTCGTCCGAATAATAAATAAATTGTCCCTTTGTGGACGGCCGCGGGCAATAAACCAGCGCCAACCATTGTAATGAATCAAATACTACTATAGATAGATATAATAGTAAAATTGAATATTCTTATGAATATAAACATATTTATATGAATAATATATGAATTATGAACCAATATGCTAAAATCGGTGCTGATGAATCTCGCGAATCGGGTGGAGTCGTGGATGACCGACACGACGCCGATGACGCCGATGACGCCGACGCCACCGCCACCGCACCGTATTCCGTCCTTCCAACCGATGAAGATAGAGAGGCCATTATCAACGACGCGATTGATGAATTGGCCGACATTGCGCGAGAGAATATACTGGAATTCAAACGCGAGGACTTCAATACAGAAGAAGTCGTTGGAACGTGGATTGACAGCTATTTATGCGACTACTTCGCAGATATAACCCCTGCGAGGTCGGACTTCTCTACTGCCACTGCGGCCGAGGCAGACGCATTAAATGAGGTCCTAGATGTCTATATCCAGGACTTATATAATGAAATCGCCGAGAGATTTTACGAGGAAATCGCGCCATTTAGAGCCTCCGTCGGTTCCGCGTCAGCTTCCGCGTGCGCGTCAGCTTCCAGTGCCTCCTCCGTCGGCTCAGTAACCACCGACATTATGACCCAGAAAATCCAGACTTTGCGTGAAAAGCCGCAACCCGACCAACGAACGCCGGAATGGTATGCGCGGCGCAATAATCTTATCACCGCAAGCGCCGCTTCTAAAGCATTCGGGTCTCAAGCGTCGGTGAATCAACTCATCTATGAAAAGTGTAAGAACTACAGCGCTGCTGCTGGCGGCGGTGGCGGTGGCGGTGGAGGCGGCGTCGTCACTGAACACGCGTCGTCGCCACTACAAGGTTCCGTTAATTCCCCGCTTCACTGGGGGCAACGGTATGAACCGCTCACGGTGATGGTATATGAGCGCCGAAATAATACCCGTCTAGGCGAATTCGGATGTATCCAACATGACGACTATCCCTTCATCGGCGCATCCCCCGATGGAATCAATGTTGACCCTGCGTCGCCCATCTACGGCCGGATGGTGGAAATCAAGAATATCTTCAACCGAGAGATTACAGGACGCCCCAAGGAAGAATACTGGATTCAAACCCAGATTCAGATGGAGGTGTGTGACCTGGACGAATGCGACTTCGTGGAGACCCGGTTCAAGGAATACGATAGTGAGGCCGAGTATATCGCGGACACAAATGGTGTCTCTGGATACACATCTCTCGGAAATGAAAAGGGAATTATCCTTTGGTTTCAAACCGCGCCTGCCTTGACGCAACAAGGGTATGTATCGCCACCGATACAGTTATATGAATACGCGCCGATTGGGGTGACGCCGACGGATGAAGAATACACGGAGTGGGAGGCGGCGGTATTTGCCAAACACGAACGTGCGCGTAATATTTGGGTGCGGACGATTTATTGGTACCTAGATGAATACAGTTGCGTTCTCGTCCGTCGGAATCGGCTTTGGTTCTCGGAGGCGGTGAAAGTGCTTCAGCGTGTATGGGCGACGATTGAAGAAGAGCGGCAGACGGGATACGAACACCGAGCACCGATGAAAAAGAAGACGGCGACGCCGCCGGGGGCGGGAGGAGACGCTACCGCGACCGCGACCGCGAGTGGCAGTGAATTCAAAATTGTGAAACTGGAAAGCGCTATTGTTCCGACAGAGACGGCAGCTACGGCAGCGACGGCAGCGACGGCGACGAATATGGCGACATTGATGGCGATAAATAGCCATATGGCCCAAACGAATAAAAAATATAGCGGCGGTGTGAGAGGACACGCGGCGAAAGGACCATCGGAGGTTCTTATCAACTGTTTCAAAATCAATGACCTTGAAATAGATGAGAGTAAGGTGTAACAATAAAACATATATAACTATTCATCAGCTTCTGGAGTGTAAATATACATAATATATAATAAACTACTATAATTTATTACGCCTCCGCCGCATAAAATCCCACCCTGCGCGCAGGACTATCCATCGGTAACGGCTGAGGGACGACATACTCGGCCGGCGCTTTCGGCGCATACAACGCACCACACATCCCCGCAGGCATACACGACCCGTTATCCGGAGTCACCCAATCACGCACATTATTTGTCGCTTGGTCGTAGTTGGCGAGGTTCGCCGCAACGGGGTATAATTTGGAATTGTTCGTGGAGTCATTCTCTCGGAGAACCACGCCATATCCGGTGGTTTTCTTCGGATATACGGGATAAAGGAGCGGCTCATCTACCTCGCGCGGGTATTCCCCCGATGGAACGCGGTCGGCTGCGAATCCTTCGCGTTTTTTGCCTGCTGCGTGGCCAGTCACGGCGCTGAAATCGTGGATGGCATCAATAAACGGCCCCGCAAAGACAACCGCGATGACGAGGACAAATAAACCGATATACTCTTTACAGTATTTCATTTCTCTGGTTTTGTGTTATTTATAGGAGAGAAAAGGTTTAAACCACCGCGGTGTATAATATATATTATAGAATATAAGATGTCTGCGTCTATGTCAGAAGACTTGTATGTCCTTAAACGTAACGGTGACACAGAGATTGTCGCTTTTGATAAAATCCTCGCCCGCCTAAAGATGCTCGGCGCACAAGCCAAAATCACCGGCGTGAATTATACAACCCTCGTTATCAAAATCATAGACCAATTATATGACAAAATTCCAACCACGAAAATAGACGAACTCACCGCTCAGCAGTGTGCGATGATGGCAGTCCAGCATCCAGATTATGGAACCCTCGCGTCTTATATTATTGTCTCTAACGCACACAAGAATATTCCCGGCGGGTTTTACGCCGCAATGCGCGCATTATACGAATACCGCGACTCACACGATAAACATTGTCCCATCATCAGCAAACAAGTCTGGGATTTCCTCCACGAAATCATAGATACGCCTCGTGATGGTTCTGTGCCTGGCCCCGGGCCATATCTCGTCCACGAAGCACTTCAACAGATGATTGTAGACGACCGAGATTATCTCATTGACTATTTCGGATTCAAGACCCTGGAGAGGTCGTATTTGATGCGGGTAAATGGCGCGATTGTAGAGCGCCCCCAACATATGTGGATGCGCGTTGCCCTCGGGATTCACAGTCAGCGCACAGACACGCGCACCATATACGAAACCCTCGTCTATATCCAGAATACATATGACGCAATGTCGCAGAAGTATATGACACACGCCACGCCCACATTATTCAATGCGGCCACACCGCGCCCTCAATTGAGTTCGTGCTACCTCATTGCGATGGAAAACGACAGTATTGACGGGATTTTTGATACACTGAAAGATTGCGCTAAAATCAGCAAACACGCGGGCGGAATCGGGCTTCATATTCATAATATCCGCGCATCGGGGTCGCATATTCGCGGCACAAACGGGTCTTCCAATGGCATTGTCCCGATGTTGCGTGTATATAACAATACCGCGCGATATATCGACCAGGGAGGGCGACGTAATGGGAGTTTCGCGATTTATTTAGAACCGTGGCATCCCGATATTGAGGATTTCCTAGAGATGAAGAAGAACCACGGTGACGAGGAAATGAAAGGGCGCGACCTGTTTTATGCGCTATGGGTGCCGGACTTGTTTATGGAACGAGTGCGAGGCGGAGCGAGCGGAGCGAGCGCGACGACGAGCGGTGGAGCGGGTGCGACGACGAGCGGTGGAGCGAGCGCGGATATGTGGTCGTATTTCTGCCCCGATGAATGCCCTGGTCTCTCAGATGTATATGGCGAGGAGTTCCGCGTATTATACGAGAGATACGAACGCGAAGGGCGCGCGAGGAAACAAGTGAAGGCGCGCGACCTCTGGCTGAAAATTCTGGACAGCCAAATGGAGACGGGGACGCCTTATATCCTATTTAAAGACGCGGCGAACACGAAAAGTAATCAGAAGAATATAGGTATCATCAAGAGCAGTAATTTGTGTACCGAAATTATGGAGTATTCGGATGAGAATGAGACCGCGGTTTGTAATTTGGCGAGTATTGCCCTGAGTCGTTTCGTGTCCGGCTCCGACTCTAACTCCCTCGTCGCTTCCGGGTTCGTCGTCGCCTCCGGCTCCGACGCCATCTCCTCCGTCGCTTCCGACTACTCCGTCCCCTCCGGGTCCTCCGTAGTCTCTGGCTCAGGAGTCGTATCTCAAGCGAACGTAGGGGAGCATAACCTCTCTAACAACCAACCGAACGTAGTTCCGCCGTTGGGGGGCGGACACCCCCCGTTTGACTTCACGGAACTTGAACGCATCACCGCCCTCGCCGTAGATAACCTGAACCAAATCATTGATATTAATTATTACCCCACCAATAAAACCCGGACGAGCAATCTGCGCCACCGCCCCATCGGACTCGGTGTTCAAGGTCTCGCCGACGTGTTTATGATGATGGATATTCCATTCCACAGCGAAGAAGCCAAGGTTCTCAACCGAGAGATTTTTGAAACGATTTATTACGCAGCACTTACAGAGTCTATGACCCTCGCCGCGCGTCACGGGCCCTACGAGACATTCCCCGGTTCCCCCGCATCACAAGGAATCCTCCAGTTTGATATGTGGGGCATTGACCCCACCTCTGATTCGTATCCTGAACCGAAATACCGCACACGACGATACGACTGGGCCGGCTTGAAGGCCAAAATCCAGAAATACGGTCTGCGCAATTCGCTGCTCCTCGCCCCGATGCCGACCGCAAGCACCTCCCAAATCCTCGGTAATAATGAATGTTTTGAACCAATAACCAGTAATATTTATACACGTCGCACCCTAGCAGGGGAGTTTATTATGGTGAATCGGTATCTCATCCGCGAACTTATTGGACTAGGACTGTGGAATGAACGCGTGAAGACGAATATTATTGCGAACCAGGGAAGCGTCCAATATATTGACGGATTGCCTGATGCGCTGAAACTGAAATATAAGACGGTGTGGGAGATGCCGATGCGACATATTATTGATATGGCTGCTGACCGCGGGGCCTTTATTTGCCAGAGCCAGAGTATGAATTTATGGGTGGAAGAACCGAATTATAATATTCTGACGTCTATGCTGTTTTATGCGTGGAATAAGGGGCTGAAGACGGGGGTATATTACTTGAGACGGAAGGCAAAACACCAGGCGCAACAGTTTACGGTGGAGCCGGAGAAGGGAGGGAGCGCGGGCGCAGAAGAGGAGGATGTGTGTGAGTTCTGCTCCGCATAATCGCCGAAGGCTGAATTATGCTCCGCATAATCGTCTCACTCTGTGAGACGGAGTTCTGCTCATTGTAATCGCCGAAGGCGGAATTTTGCTCATTGTAATCGCCGAAGGCTGAATTATGCTCCGCATAATCGTCTCACTCTGTGAGACGGAGTTCTGCTCATTGTAATCGTCTCACTCTGTGATGCCTTACGCATAAAATTGAAATTCTTTTCTTATTTTAGCGTGAATTACAAATCCATACGATGTTTCGTATTTCTCCCTGTCGCAAAGATACCCCCGTAACTAGTGCTACTACCACCGACCCCGTGAATATATGGACCAGGCAATACAATTTTCAGTTCCCTCCAGCTCTATCTATCTACGAAAACGACCAATCTTCTCCAATTGACAACACCAGACACCGCGTCATCCACGATGTTCCGCGCCCAAATACTTCACTCTATCATTTAATTTCACAATATAATCCGTGGCTAGATTGTGAAATGACGCGCGAGAAACGCGCATTCTTGAAACCGCGCGCTGGCGAAATGTGTTGCGCGGTATACGCAGGCGGCGGCGGTGGTGGTGGCGGCGGCGGTGGTGGGGGGTCGTCGGCGTCGCAACTTGCGCCCCCCAATTTCTTCCGGAATGAAACGATTATGGATATCGTTAACTTATATTTATGGCCGCTTCTTCATTCCCGCGCAGATGAAGTCGTCGCGTGCCGAACATTCGCGGATTGGCGGCGTCTCTTCACACAGACAATATCACTCGCGTTTCCAGATTATGAATACTGGATGTCGGTTGCGTATTCGGCAAATAGTGTGTTTAAAACATTTGTTCCCATCTCCGACCAGCTTCGCACCGAGCGGATATTGAAATATATGACACCAGCCCGTGTGCTTTATCTCCTCACAACAAGCGCGGGGTTCTTTCCATATGGCGCATCGTCGTCGTCATCGTCGTATCGTTCTTCTTCGCGACACGGCGGTGGGGGGCTATGCTCCATCAAACCAAAAATAAAAGAATACAACGACAAAACAGTAATAGACTGGTTGGTAGGTGCGGAATTCCTGCGTAAAATGAAACGGGTCCATATATATTTTACGACATCATTGCTAATCGGAACTATTAGCAGTGGGGTTTCAGTATATGACACGGATGAATGTGATGAGTAAATTGACACCCGTAAAAAATACGCGCATTATAGTTTTTATGTTTATTCTTCCTGGGCTGGTCCCGCGGTCATCTTCACGTAACACTTCAAACACAAGTCCACATCCACCTTCGCATTGTGGAGCCCCTCGGGCGCAGGCGCGTCGGCACCGAAAAGCGCGTAATAAAGCTCCACCAACTTCGGGTATTTGAATGAAATCGTGCCATCATCCCACACCTTAACCAACTTACAAATGGGTGTCCCCTGCTTCATCGTACAATACCCCACAGGAGGGAAAATATTAGTAAACATCCTTGCGCGGTGAAACTCAACAAGAAGCATATTCTTGTCAAACTCAAGATTGTGTGCGACGATTTTGCCGCACCGGTTGGCCGCAAGCTTGAAATCAAATAGCGCAACCTCTATCGCAACTCCCTTGGTGCGAGATATTTCGCTGGTTATTCCGTGAATCGCTGTAGACTCGGGTGAAATCGGGATATGTGTTCCTAGAGATATAATATAATCCTTCTCTTCTTCGTTCTGCTTGGTTTCATCGTTGTATATCACCCAACTTAATTGGACAATATGAGGCCATTTGGTGCTATGATTCGTCGGGGTATTTTTGGGGGGGAGACCAGTGGTCTCAGTATCAAAGATGAGAACACGCATGGGAAGGTCGTTGTCGTCGCTTGTCAATATAAAGAAACACTGGGATTTCTTTATATTGGAATTTTATATATCAATTTTATCCCGGGCTCGCGTCGCAAGTTCGTTTCACTCCCTGCGGTCGTTCCACTCACCCTGCTCCGCTCGGGTTTTCGCCTATATGTGCGCGGGAATGTGCGCGGGGATGTGTGCGGGGATGTGCGCGGGGATGTGCGCGGGAATGTGCGCGGGGATGTGCGCGGGAATGTGTGCGGGGATGTGCGCGGGGATGTGCGCGGGAATGTGCGCGGGGATGTGTGTGGGGATGTGTGCGGGGCCAGTGAAATTACCTGCGCAGAGAGCTAATAGCGCCAACAACAGCAGCGACTGGGCGAAGAGCCGGAACAACTGTGGCAGCGACAGGAAGAGCCTTCATAACAGCCGGAAAGGCCTTCTTGGTCAACCAGCTCTTCTGGTCAGGCGCAGCAGCGGTGGAAAAAGTGAGAGGGGTGTTCATTTCAAAGCGTGGTTATACTATACCCGGGTATTATTACTTTATGTTCTATCCCACATCACCCACACAACGCATTCCCGAATGCAACCACCGCGAGAATACCGAGCACGAGCCCGATGTGATAGTTATATTGCATCGTGCGATATACCGTCAACCACGCCTGCGTTTCTTCACCAGACTTCAGGTGAAGCACCATCCAATCGCTCTTCGGTGAGAGAATATAGTAGAAGTAATTCACGCTAAAGGCAACGGCTGCGACCATACACAACGCCCCTGCGTGGCCACCGCGTCCGCCGCCGACCAGAAAATACTTACGGCAGCATACCAACAGTATCATCGCCAGAATAAACCCGAGAAAGAGTCCCATAAAATAAATCCCCTGGCGTTCCTGCGTAATAGCCGCATACCTGCGCTGATTCTCCGGTGATAGTTTTGCGGTGAATTCCTGGATGACCCCCCCAGAACGGTGAGAGAATGCGCAACAGTAGATGTTGGCGACGATGAAAATAAACGCGATGGCGCAGGATGTAGCACAGACCATAGTTATATAATTATATACAGAAACAAAATTGAAAGTAATTTATATATAACCAAAATGACATAACTAGACGTTATATGACGTCAACGATACATACTATTGGCGTGCCTACTGCGTCCTATATCGCTGCCGCTCAGCAGAATAAAACCACTTTGGAAATGCTGATGAATCTACAGAAATTGGTGGATGAATTCAAAGTCAAAGCGGCTGAGATGGATGAAGAAATGCGGACGATAAAAATTGAGAATACACTTTTGAAAAATAAAATAAAGGAACTTACTACTACGGGAACGGTAGATGGGGGTCGCGGTGGTTCAACCGGACAATCTTCCCGAAGAGGATTCTTCGGGTATGGAGCAGATGAGTTCTAGCTTTGCTACGCGAACCCCTTATTCGCTATAGCGAATCGTCCTTTGCTACGCAAAGGACTTACAAATGCCATACGACCTCCTGTGCCACTGCGTAATCCCGTGCTCCCGTATCCCCTCCAGATGTTTCTTCGCGCCATACCCCTTATTCCCCCGCAGTGAATACATTTCATCCAGAACGGGATGTTCGTCGCATAATTTTTCAATATAGTCATCCCGTGCTACCTTGGCCAGGATGGACGCCGCCGCAATACACGCATACGTATTATCACCGCCTTCCACGCATACGTGTCGGTATGTCTCCATTTCCTCCGTATCTTCATTATAACCTCGTCCCATCGGAATGAAATCGTTGCCGTCGATGAGGAGAAGGTAATCGTCGGCAGCAGCGACAGTGGCAGCAGCGGCGGCGTGTTTTTTTATCACCGTATTTATGCCAGTCCGCATACACTGAAGCGTCGCGCGCCTGATATTGATGCGGTCAATCACATCGGCTTCCTCATAGGAAACGGCCCACGCGACGGCGTGTTGTTTGATATACTCCGCCACCTCGCGGATTTTCTTATCTGAACTGAACTTCTTACTATCTTTAAGTACCGAGAAATCAAAATCGGGCGCATTGGCAGGTGAGGGGAGTATGACCGCGCCGGTATACACGCGTCCGAACAATGGACCGCGACCCGCCTCATCCACGCCGATTTCGTATTTATGTGTGTGCGCGTCGTCTGCGTCGCCCGCATTAGCAGCATACGACGTCGCGAGAATTGCCGTCGCTGCCGCCGCAGTTCCGTTTGATTTCCGAGGCTTCTTCGTTAAAATGACCTCTTCTGTCATTTTGTTTATTTTACCGTAATAGGAGTAAAACAGTTTCAATTCTAGTTATTCAAAAACTTTTTATGTATATATAGTATTATATCAACCAATATGCAACTGACCAAAGTCCATCTCTTACTTATTTTACTGTTGTCATTGATTTTGGCTTCTAGTTTAGGCAACTATATTCGCGACGGGTTCACAACGACCAAATCGTCTGATATACCAGACCCGCTTAAACCGGTCGCAACAAAAGACCTTGCGTCTAATACGAAACTACCACCGACCCCGAAATACGACCCCTCCATCAATGGAGGCATTAGTGCGTCATCTCTCGGTGCCCCCGTCAGCGCTTTATCCCCCAGCACATTTCCGATGAATGTTCCTGGCGGCATTCCCGGAATGAACAGTGTCAGTGGAAACGACCAGGCAAACGCAGGTGGCGGCGGTGGCGGCGGTGGCGGTGGCGGCGGCGGTGCGTCGTCCGAACACAAATGCCCCCCATGTCCCGCGTGTGCCAGATGCCCTGAACCAGCGTTTGAATGTAAGAAGGTTCCCAACTATTCTAGATCAGAAGATATTAACGCACCGCGTCCAGTGATGGCCGATTTTAGTCAGTTTGGAATGTAATGGAATCGCGAGCGGTAGCGTAGCGGAATGGAATGGAATGGATAAAAATAATATACACCTTACCTCTTGTATATTATTACTTAGCCTCTCTCTTCAATGTCGTCGTCGTAGTCGCTGTCGCTGTCGCTGTGATACGGAATGTCGTTGTCATCGTCGTCGTATTGTTGTAGATGCGCCATATAAATGTCCGTGAAGTTGTTGACTGGGGGAGGCGGAGGAATCCCAATGATTGCCGCTTCGGGTTCGTCATCTGCGAAATTGTGCCACCTGTGGTTATTGGGCGCGTTTAGATTCACGGTGTAATCGCCGTAGGCATCATAGTCATTCACGTTGGGTTCAGCAAACATAAATCGCATCGGTGCGAAATCCGTCTGAAGGAAACAGTTGTGAAGAATATCAAGTGCTTCATCGTCGTCGGCCAAGTAGCTGAGAATTTGGTATTCGGTGGCCTGGAGGACAATCGCGCGGTCGGATAGGTCAAACAACCGGGCCACAGTTTGATGCGTATGACTCCCTTCGCCAAACTCCATCTGAATCGCGTGGCCATCGTAGAATTGACGATGCGGTCCAAGGTATATAAAGAAGATTGCGATATGGACGCCGGGACGGAAATTCTCCTGCATCAAAAGCGAAACATCCATTTGTCCTGCGAACAGCACTGTATAGGTTTCATCATTGGCCCAATCAATGGATGCTTGGGCATATTCACGGAGAATCGGATTCAGGATTTCGCGCCCGAATAGTTCGTTCCATCGGATAGGGTCGTTCATTTGAATCACCCGTAAATGGTGAATGCGATTGCCGGTATGGTAGTTCGGAGTGTTATTGATTGCGGCCGCACGGCGAACGCGGATTTCTTGAACTTGGTCGCTTTGATTCCATTCGGTTGTGCGCCTGTCGTATTCGTTCATTCCATTTTGTTCATCATCATAGCGATTGATTTGAGGTGTTGCTGCCATTGGTGGTTCGGTTGTCTGTCTATCTGGTCATAATAAAAAAGTGTTTCAATTTTATTTGCCATACACACACACGCCTACGCACGCACGCGTAGGCTACTTACATTTTCTTGCGAATGATTCTTCTTCCGCGCGACGACTGCTGATCCTTCTTTTCAGGCCAGCAGCAAGGCTGACCAGTTCGGATGGAATCCAGTGTATCTTGAACTTGGGTGTAGGTCATTTTTACCGATCTAGATACTCTCAAAATTTGATTCTGATTTTTCGGGTATAGCTGGTTGGCCGTGGGAATGTGATGGCGGTGTTTGGCGAGAAGGCCTCCGAACACTGGGTCGCGGCTTTGAATGTGATTCGCCGCACTTGATACATCACACGCAAGGTAGTTGAGGCCCAATCTTGGAACCATTTCGGTTGTCACCATCCGTGGTTCAATCGCCGCGAAAGTGAGTAGTGCCGACGACAATCCGTCATTACACAAACGCAACTGTGATGACCTTGTGGCCCTCAATAGACCGGCGAAACTGAAATTGGAATTGTCAAAGAGATGTGCGATGCGATACTGGCAGAGACGAGCAAAGCGACACTGGCTCTTGAAGATTTGGCGACACGCTATGATTCCTTCGGCGAATTCATTTCGGTAGTGTCGCTGATGCTGATCGTGAGCCGCTGCCGCCGCCGCTGCCGCTGCCGCCGTTATACGATCTTGGGAAAGCGAACGCCATTTCATTGTTTGGAAATTGAGTTCCAAGAATTTGGTGAACATTTTGACAAACTCGGGGTCCGTGCGGAGTGTTTTGAGAGATATATACCCACGCTCATACTGTTCCACACACGATTCAAGCCGGTCAATGTTGGCATCGTAGAACACCTGAAGATCTTCTTCGGTTTTTTGGATTTTCTCGGGCGTCACATCGGCCAATGTGAGTTGCGCACTGTATGTTTTTGCGTTTTCGCCACTTCCGACGACATATATCTCTGTTGCGAGAATGGTGGGCAAGTTTCGGTAATACCGGTTGCCGACGAGATATTCGCACGCGAGCGCGGATGAAATGAAGGATGCGATGATGTCGGCGTGTTCCAGTGCGACGCGACGCTTATGCGGTTTGGCGCAGAACACACCCGCGAGTTTTTTCACGAGAAGGTGGGCGAGGGCGGAGTGCGCGATGACGAACCCTTTTTGACGCACGGTGAGTTCGGTGAAGGGGGTGATGTCGCTAAGGGTATGGACACGGGCGCGCGCACGAGAATTGAACTGGGTGGCGGTGGCAGACGCACGCAATGAAGATGTCTGTAAATGTGTTAGAGAAGAGAACTGGCGGGGTTGGCGAGACGCGGCGATGATTGCGTAATGGCGCGGAAGAGCGGTCTCAAAGTGCTTGAAATTCAAGCGGGCTTCAGCTGATTTGATAGGGCAATGTTTGCCTTCCAGTGTGTTGTATTGCGCGATGATGTCTCGGGGGTCAGAGGTCGCAGCGGCGGAATACACGGATCCTGCTGCTGGCAAGTATTTCCATTGTTGGGTAGTACTGATACCGTCAATGTTTTCGGAGACGCTGATATAGTCCGTCATTTGCTCACGGAGGGTCTGGGACTGGGGGCTGTTTGATGTCATCTTATAGAATCTTGGGTTGGCTGCTATATAGATGAAATCAAAAAAAGGATTTCAATTTTTTCGGGAGAAAAAATGACGCGGGAGCATCAATTTTTTCGGGAGAAAAAATCACGCGGGAGCATCAATTTTTTCTCCACGAAAAAATGAGCGTAACGCAGTGGAGCGGAGCAGTCAATTTTTACTTGCGACCAGCTTTGCGTGAAGAAGAACGACGCACTTTACGACGAGATTGTCGTTTATTTTTCTTGGATTTTTGTTTTTTGGAAGTAGGTAGTTTGCGGTGTTTTGTTTTCATTCCACCTTTTCCACGACCTTTTCTACGTTTATCAAACATTGAGGCGTCACTGCCTTGTACCATGCTTTTGAACGCAGTTAAAGTCTTAGAAAAATCGTCATTTACCACAAACGGTAGACTAATTATATTCCCGTATTGATCGAAAATCTCTTGGGATTCCAGACCAACTTCTTCCAATTCCAGTTGTTGCGAGTCGGAGGCCACTGCTATTTGAGAGTCATTGAGGGGGCGAGTGAGGGGATATTGGGCATCACTTAGCGCGGTGTGTAATTGAACCAGAGGGGCAAACGGGATTTGCGGTTTAGTAAGTTTTAAATAACGACATACGTGTTTTGTTATTTGTGGGTTATCAAGTATTTCCTTTCGTTCAAGTATTTCCTTTCGTTCGATACATTCAATAACATCCTGAAACAACGCTTTTTCAGTTTTATTCGGTATAAAACCATACCTATTTACAAGGTTTAAACCAAGTACACCTAGAAAACCTTGAACGGAACTCATCATTCCTGTAAGGGTGGAACAAATTGTATGTGGAATTTGTGCCGCGCTTCTAATGGTTTCTAGTAATCCCTTTGTAGATAATACGCAGCGAAATTGTAATTTATATAGTAGCTGCCCAAGTTTGCTAATTATAGTATCTTCATCAATCGGTTCGACTCCAATAAGTTCGCGTATTCCATTTACTTGATAGTATTCAGAAAGTTGACTGAATAGATCTTCATAATTATTATTTCCAGGGCGAATGTCTCTTTTACCTAAGACCGTTATTATTAGTTCACGAACATATTCAACACTTTTACCCACAGAGGAAAGAGCTAAGAAACCTGAAACTGGGTGTTCGAAAATGTATGTTCCTAGTTCACCTGCTAAGCTTATAGCTGGCCGACTGAGACCCCCCACCATGCTACCAGCTAAGGTATCAGTAACTAAGGTGGCAAAAGCTACTCCAGCAGCTTCTTTAGCAACTTTAAAAGGTTCTTGGGCGACGGCATCGGGTAATACAGACATAAAATTGAACTCACCTTGACAACGCTGAACCGCTACATCTGTAATACATGAGATTAGGTAATTTATTGATTCATCGCGTTCTACCAGTTTACCATATTTATCAATTATACCAAATCTACACACCAATGTTTGGAATATTAATATAGCCAAATTATTACGCTCAAACAAATGTGTATCCTCTTTACGGCCTTGTATCATTTCAATTAACTTGGTCGGCAACACAGTTTGGGTAAACAAATTAATATTGGTTTTGCCTTCTGTAGTTAATTCTGTTAAATTAACACCAGAACCTGCAGCTTCCCACTCTTCCATAATACGCAATGAATCTTCTTTTAATTTTTGTTGTTCTAGTGTTAAATGTAATTGAGGTCCATTTGGCCTATGTTTGGTTTCCAACTCATCAATCATTTCCATAATTTTTCCTTCTATATATTCTTTTTGTTTTTGTTCAAGTTTTTCAGAGTTGGTTACAGTTTTAATTAACTCTTGTAATTTTTGTAATGGGAGTTCAAGCATACGGTTGAATTTATGTTGGTCTCCTCTATTTCGTGCATATTGCATCTCAGCGGCATCGATCTCTTCTTGTATTGTTTTGATACTCTGGTCAATATCTTTTTTATATATTTGTTTATTAGGGTCGCCAGCGTCCATTAACTCTCTACTAATCAATATACATTATACTTATATTTTAGTTTTAATAGATTCTACCTCTGGTAATCCTCAACATCCACCACCTCCCCCCTCTTCTTAATACACTGGTCATCCACACTGAACGTCGGCACTTTCACATCCTGCGGCACAATTGAAATCACGCACTTCGCCTTCTTCCCGTATAATGGCTCCGTACACCCCTTCTCTTTCTCGCGTTTTTTACCTGTATCCCCCCGATAAAACTTCGTGAAGTTAAACACCTTCGGCGCATCCTGTGTACACCGCGACCGGAAATGTTCGTATCTCTCGCGCACATCGCAGTATGTCAGTCCCGAGTTCTTCCCCAGCAGCTTATTCACCGTTTCGTGGAGCTCATAAACAAAACGCGAAAATGTATCGCGACTTTCCATATGGCACATTTTCAGCGGCCGTGTTGCTAAATTATTCGTCAAATTCATTCGGCAATATTTACACGGAAGAATATTCCTTAAGTTCAGTATAAAATCCATATAATGCCGCTTCTGTTCGGGGGTCGGTGTGACCGGATAATTGAAACTCATCGTGTGAAGGAAGTGCCACATACTCGGCCCCCATACCGTCGTAAGCATTCCGTCGCCGCTATGAAAATCTGACTTGGTAAATGCTCTCACTTTTTTCGTTCGCGGGGGGATTAAACGCGCACCAGTGCCACGGTGGTGTCGGGGTCGTCGGGTTCCGCGTCGGCTTCCGCCTCCGCTCAATAACTTTGCGCGAAGAGATACCGATGACGCCGACGCCGACGCCGACGCCGACGCCGAATGATATTTCCGCCGAAACTTTCGTTGACGCGTATTTGACATTCAATATTATAAACGCACGTAATTATAATATAGAAATATTATATTCCATTCCGTGACACTTCCGTTCGCGCATTCCATTCCGTGACACTTCCGTTCGCGCATTCCATTCCGTCATTCCGTCATTCCGTCATTCCATTATGTCATCCATCATAGAAGATCCTACCAACTACATCGTCCAATATAGTGAAAAGACCAAATATTCTTGTATCCTTTTAGGTGTTTCTCTTCTTCTCGTTATTATCTTTTTCGTAAGTCCATTAGCAGTGTCATCCAGTTCCTGGTCCTCGTGGATACTGAAGCTTATCATAATAGGAATGCTGTTCGCAACGACCACCATATTATTCAACGCCGTAAGGCCTATTATTGACACCGGGGGCATTCTTGACACAGATTTATTCCCCGATCTTAAATTAAACTTCTTCATAACCGCCGGGTTTGTCTTAATTATCGCAGTTTTAGGTATAGTTATCCTTCGTTTGTAAGTTCATCAAATGGGCGCGTGAAGCGTCGTGACTGCGTGATTCCGTCTGCGCCTGCGTCTGCGCTCCGAATAATTTCCTGAAAATACAATCGGTCGTTGACAAATTCATCCCTGCGAATATTTAGTAAAGCCCCCGTCTTTTTATCTCGGAAAATCATCGTTTGTCTATATAACTACAGCGGGTTCCTTTCATATCGTTTTCGCGCATTCCATTCCGCGACACTACCGTTCGCGCATTCCATTCCGCCATTCCATTTCATTCCGCGATTCCATTTCATTCCATACCGTTCCGCCATTCCATTTCATTCCATACCGTTCGCGCATTTCATTCCATTCCATTCGTTCAATACATAGATTAAACTTCCCAATATTATATTATAATATACCCTAGTTATAAATAATGGTAGAGTCATCATCGTCTGCGGCATCGTCAGCATTGTCGTCCGTGAGTTCCGCACTTTCCGGCAATTCCAAGAATATCGTCATTGTTCTCGTCATTATCGCCGCCATCGGCGGTATTCTTTACTACATCATCAAGAACGATATAATTCCGGGGTTAAATAAGTTCTTTAGTAACGCACAAGGAACTACCCCCGCCCCCGACGGTATCGGAGCAACTGAAGGCGATAAGGTCGCGCAACTCTTCTTATTCAAGGTAGAGTGGTGCCCGCATTGTAAGACCGCCAAGCCCGTTTTTGACGAAGTAGAGAAGGATCTCAATGGGCGTCAAATCAATGGATATAAAGTTATATTTAAGACGGTGGACTGCGAAGCTGAGCCTGATATGGCCGATAAGTTCAAGATTGAGGGATACCCTACCATTAAGTTGGTCAAGGACGGCCAAGTCATTGAATACGACGCCAAGCCAGAGAAGGATAAAATTATGGAGTTCCTCAATACGGTATTGGTTGAATAAATTCATTGAATCAATTCATTGAATCAATTCATTACTTTATTACTTCATTCAAGTAGTAAAGTAGTAAAATATTTACATCATCGTGGTTGATTCATCTTCTGGTATAGTAGTAGATGGTTCCGCTTCCGCTATCGGAATTGTAGTATCTGGCTCCATAACAAGGGTTGTATCTAATACGACTTGTGATTGAATGGGGGCTGGAGCGGCGGTCGTGTGAAACGATTCCGTGAAGTTCCGGCGATACGACATAAATACATTCGCAAATGTCTCCCCCCTCAACACCAGTTCGCGCCGATAGTTCTCGTCCTTCATCCAGTTCATCCAATCCTGCGACGCAAACACTTTGGACACACAAACTACCTCATTTGGAATCGGTTTCGTCGGTCGGTTTTCAAATAAGTTCCCCTTGATTTGGTTAAAAAATGTGGAAATAAACTGGATAACGGATGATTTATCGGTCAAACTCGCCGGTTTTCGCTCCCACAGCATCTTTATACCAAGTATTTCACGTATGTCGCATTTCTGGTCTCGGATACATTCATTCACCGGATAATCGTTGATGACGCCGCCGTCAATATAGCAACATCCATCGCGATAAATAGGTGTAAACCCGAATGGATAGCAGCAGCTCATATAGCACGCCTCTACCAATCCTTGTTTGGGATGCGTTTTATGGCTAATATCTACTGTTTGGAACTTATTCAATTCGGTCACAAAGAAGTGAAGTTCAATGCCGGTTCTTTCATAAAACTCTTGTAGGGTCACATCTAGTGCAAAATCCTTTCCTTGAAGTGCTGGGCGTAACATTTCGCCGAATTCTTTTAAGCCGTATAATCCGTGATTTTTGTATAATTTAAAAATATAATCAAGTTTATTTTTGGCGTCGGATAATGAGGAAGAAGCTGATGACGACGACGACGAGTGTTCGGTGGTTTCACTCGTTCCGGACGACGACGACGACGACATGTATATCTTTTCCCACGGGCGTTTGATTAAATAATCGTCCATAACCACCCATTCATATTTCAACGCAATAATAATAGCGACAAACGAACCGATGGAAGACCCATAGATAGTCTTTATATTATTCACATTCCAAAAGCCGTTCATATTCAATGTGCGAAGAATACTATACATCATATGGCCCGCAGGCCCTCCCGATGAAATAACAAGATGTTTGATTGTAGGTTCGGGATTCATTTGTATATTTGTTTATAATAACTATAATACAAATACGTTTATTATTGTTTGTGCGTGCGGGCACTATTATTTTCTTCCGTGTCTACATACATACGCATCCGCATCCGCATCCGCATCCGCGCATTCATGGACGACTTATTCAAATTTGCCGGCGATAATATAGAAAATGTGGAAAAGTTGAATTTAGACGAGTTATACGAAAAGAAACAAGAACAAGATAAGAACAAGTTATTTACGTATAACAAGATACTCACACGGATACACGAGAAAATCAAACTTACCTCGCGTCAAAAATGTAGCCAACAATTCTGCTGGTTCGTCGTGCCGGAAATCATCCTCGGTGTCGCGAATTATGACCACGCGGGATGTATCGCGTATCTCGTGGATAAACTACAGGAGAATAAATTTATGGTGCGTTATACCCACCCCAACCTGCTCCTCATTTCGTGGCTTCATTATGTTCCGAATTATGTCCGAACCGAGTTTAAGAAAAAGACGGGAACTGCGATTGACGAATACGGACGTCCGATATTATATGACGCAGAAGGTAATGTCATAAAATACAAAGACGCGGGCGTGGGCGGTGGCGGCGTGGGCGTGGGCAACGGTATTCCGCGCACACCCGAAGACGCCAATGCGCTATTATACAATCAACGCGCTGGAGGCGGCGGCGGCGATGCGGCGGTGGGGGGTGGAGGTGGCGCGGCCGGCGACAAAAAGGAATACAAGCCAACAGATTCATATCGCCCCACCGGAAATCTGGTATACAATCAAGAGTATTTTCAGAAATTGGGTGACCGGCTACAGTAGTGACGGTTATACGACCGCCACCATCGCAGGATTCATTGAATTTACTGCGTCTTTTATGGATATTGAATTCAAGGCCGAACTAATCCTAGCTCTTAATTTGTCATTAATCAATACATTACCCCTTACAATTTCCGAAATAGCCAGTCTATTCAATATCTGTAATTTACGCCACAACTCGCCCGTTAATTTGTCATTACCAGAGTCGCTATTTACAGCATTTACGATTTCTTCATATTTTTTCTGATATTGTTTCGCAAGCACTCCGTCCTTTTTACTAATCTCAATGTAAATTTTTTCCGATAATTCCTTTTCTTGTGGAAATGATTCAATATTGCTCTGTTCGAACTCTTTCATTTTGTCAGCGGCATCGTTTTTCCCTGTGGCAGCCGCCGTGGTCAGGTTTTCAGTCTCTTTTTTCGCCAGTTCTTTTGCTTGAATCAACGCGTCTAACCCCAAATTCTCCTGTAATTCCTGGAGTATCTCAAACCCGGTGAGAAAATTCTTATAACTGTCCGCATATAACCGCACGATCCGCGTTCGCGCTTCATTGGTAATCGCCTGTAAATCCGCATCGGTGAGATTCGGGTTAATGAAAAAGTCATATTTCAGGTTCAGACGGAAAAAGTCGCGGGAATACTGGTCGTCCTGTTCAAACCCGGTATAACGCTTGGATTCGCCTTTATCCAGGCTTTCCTCTATTTCGTGGATGACATCCTCCGACTTATGCATTATACTAAATACGCGGTCTAATAATTTCACGATTCCTCTACGTTGTTTTGAGATACGATAGTTCATACTCTGAATATGCTTTATATATTTGACAAAAATCGGATTATACCGCACATTATTATTCACGGATATCTCCAACCCCCGATTTTTTTCACACCATTCATTTATTTTGTTATTGTCATTAATATACCGCGAAACATCCGCAAATGTTTTGATATCGTCGCCGGGTTCTTTCCCTCCAGTAACAATTCGGTATAACTCTTGTACATCTCGCTTATATATTTTGTTTTTCATTTCCTCACTCATCGCAATGAATTGCGGGCTTTTGTTTGAGCTGGATATTTCGTGGAAAATATCAAAATACAATTCTTCCAACATTGCGAAAATGGACGGCTTAATCTTATTCTGGGTTATGGTAGACGCAGTAGTTGTTAAAGACATCGGCGTTATTTTAATGTTTTCTATATCTTTTTTAATAGAGCATATACCACTTCCCGGCGTAATTTTCATATCTAGTTCACCTATTTTCAATAATCGCTCAATTTTCGTTTTAACATCGTTTTGCCTTCTCGTAAATCCGGCCATATTGTATGTATCATATTTGGATTTATCCTTATTCCGAACGTCGGGACCATCAAGGAGACCAAACGTAAGCATATCGTAAAAATTTTCGGGCATATTTTTCTGTATATATTCGTAATTATACGGCCGCATTGTTGACATTATCGCATTGAATAGGTTTCCAATCTGGACGTAAAATCGCGCAATACCGACGCACATTTGTCTTTTTCTAAATACGTTTTGTTCGTCCAACTTGCTTTCTTTGAGAATTTCGGGGTTCGTATTGATGAGGAGAGCGCGGTCCATCGCATTAATCGGTTCATAACGTTCCGAGAACAATTTATGGCGACGGTCCATATACGAAATCAAGCGAAATGGAAGACGATTCAGCACTTCACTCGTAATAATAATTAGCTTTTCGCATTTTCCACTGTCTCCCAGCGATGAATTAAATTTAACCTCTTTTAAAATAATGCGCTGGGCGTATAAATCTAATCGGAGCGCCATATTTCGGGTTTCATCCATATTGGGGGAAGATATTGATGACACATTGCTACCCATCAGAATACAGAATGTGGGATGTCCTTGTTATATCAACAGATAATAGTCAGCGGACAACGGACGCGGGGATGGGACGCGGGGTCAATAAAATTGACCGCTATATCAATAAAATTGATATAAAGATATAATTAAATATTCTATTTAAAGAGTAGAAAAATCACATCCCACTGGCCACCCCACGCGTATAGACCCAATGCTTTCCAATTTAAATTCGTGCCACGGAGTGTTTATACCTACTAGTCTACAAAAACCACCCACTACATTATTTACGCCATCATCGGCGACTCAACCAAATCATAACGCAAACAACCGACACTATCGTTACTCGTCATCGGCGTCGTCGTATAGTCCGAGTAAGGGAAATGAAACGAAACGAAATAAACGAGCTCTTAATGCTGAATATATATGGGCGAAAATAGAACATGACTTCACACCCGAATTACTAGAAGAACATAATATTTCAGAGGACGCAGGAGATGTGAAATATACGATTCCAGAGACGGTAAGTCAT